AAAGTACCTACTTTCGTATGTACGTTTATCTCAAAATAACCGATTTGCGTTTGAAGCCGCACCGGGAACCAACGCTACTTCTATGGAGTGGGATGACATTTATCATTATCTAACCGCTCATGGTAAGGATCGAATGGTTGCTGGCGATTATTCTAAATTTGATAAGAATATGTGCGCACAAGTCATTTTGGCGGCATTTGATGTCATCATCTTGATACTGCAAGAGGCAGGTTGGAAGGAAAACCAACTCAAGGTAATTCGTGGAATTTCCTTTGATGTAGCTTTTCCTCTTGTTAATTTTAATGGCGATTTGATCGAATTCTTTGGATCTAACCCTTCGGGACAACCATTGACCGTTACTATTAATAGTTTGGTGAATTCTCTTTATTTGAGATATGCTTGGAAATTAGCTGGTAACAACTTGAATGACTTTAAGTCACAAGTTAATGTGATGACCTACGGTGATGATAACATCATGGGTATTCATAGATCAGTTACAAATTTTGACCATACAATTTTGCAAACATGGTTAGCTACTATTGGTGTTAAATACACCATGGCAGACAAATTGGCAGAATCTGTACCATTTATTGATATTTCTGAAGCTTCTTTTTTGAAGAGAGCTTGGCGGTTTGAACCAGAATTACAGTCACATGTGGCTATCCTGGACCATTCTTCAATCGGGAAAATGTTGACAAAACATATTCCTGGCCAAGTACTCTGTATTGAGCAGCACAGTGTTGAGATCATGCAGACGGCCCTAATGGAATACTTTTTCTATGGAAAGGAAGAGTTCCAAAAACGCCGGAAGATGATGCTCGAGATTGTGGCTGAGAATGAGCTGCAACCCTATATGACACGGGATTTTCCTATTTGGGATGATATGATCACCAAATATAGGGAAGAATCCGATCATAGGGTTTGTGCTCTGTGCTCAGGCAACTAAGTTGCACTCCGGGCTTCTGATATAAAGTCCATATAAACCAAAATATATCCCTCACACATAGTTACCTGCTATTAGTATAAGTCAATGTAAACTTTTAGTAATGGATG